AGTAGCAGATCCGTCGCACGGAGCGAACTCGTCTGGATATGTGTACGCATTAATAGTTCCCGCGAACTCCTCTGCTGCCCTAAGACTTGCATACTTAGAGTTATTCGCATACAGAGCAGTTTCATCGCCACCAGTAGGCTTCTCAGTAACTCCTGTAAGACCGTTCCACGCAACCCCAAGAGGATACGCGCCGATTGCGTCAATCGGATAAAGGACTCCTCGATCAGTACCGGTCTCGTAAATACGAGTTCCAGTATCATCCCACTTAAGCATTTCAGTACTCATTTTTACACCCCTTAATAGGTTATAACCAAACTATCATGGTTCAAGTTGTCGACCACATAGTGTCTATCATAATAAATATATCTAAAATGATCAAGAAGAGATTTTGCAATCTCCGAGTCTGGATCTTTATCGATGACTGTAATATCATAGGATTGAAAATCCAAATATCGAGAACCATCTGCGTACTTAGAATCGATATCTTTCTTCTCATAGACAATACATGGGTACTTCATTACAACATTATCTGGAGGTTGAAAATATACATTAGAAGATCCAAGTATGGAAACCAATTCCGCTTGAAGTTTAAGTCTCTGGGACTTCCCCATTATATACACCCCCAATAGTAAGTATAAGACGGGGGTACTGAACTGTTATGTTAGTAACAATCCAGTTAACCCCCATCCAATTAACATACCTAATATTGGCGAAATTCGCAAAGGCAAAATCATCAGAGATAATACTTATTTCGTTATTTATAACAATATTGTTATTCACCGTAGAACGGTCTTGATTATTAACCGAAATCCTTAGAATATCTCCATAGTAATCATGTTCGGTTATTACGTCCTGCCACACGCCAGGAGAAGTTTCTGTTTGAATACCAAAACCAACATTACCATAAAATCTTGCCATTTTGAATCTCACCTCTTAACATTACATTAAGCCTCGACAGGCTCGACAGGCTCGGCGACCTTAGCGACCTTAGCGACCTTAGCGGACTTAGTCATCGTAGTAGGCTTAGGATACTCGATAACGAGCGCGGAATGCGGCTTAACGAGAGCTCCGGAGCACCTAGTCTCCATCAGATACTTGCTCTGGTTGTAGTCGATATCGAAGTCGTTAAACGTATTGATCTCGCCACCCTTATTAGTACCAACATTATAGTCAGCCAGGTTAACAATAATACCAATAACATTATAGACAGTGGTGGTCTCGCCAACAGTAACGGAACGAGTGCATCCCTCCATAACAGGAACATCAACAAGTCGATCAACGCCAAGAGCCGAAGAAAGAGTGGCGTCGGTCTCATAGAGTCGACGACCAATACTATCCTCGATCCAACCCATCTCAGTATGAGTGCTCTTAGTGGTGTAGAACGCAGGAGACCCAGAACCCTCGTAGAGATACCCCTTCTTGGAGATGGCCTTAACCACCTTAGCGTAATCAATAGTCTTACCATCAGCAAGTGTGATGTCAGCAAGAGCAAGATTAACATGAATAGAATAGAGCTCGTCATCGGTAAGGATAGGACGAATATTACCCTCGTTGATCTTATCCTGAGACGCAGCAGATCGGCCATCACCAATCATGTAAGCACGAGCAAGCTCCTCGTTAAGCATGAGCCGCATCTCGCCCTGCATAAACTGAACAACATCGAAATCGGTGATATCAAGAATATCGTCACGATCAAGCTTCTGCTTCTTATACACGGTGGTCGGGGTAGTCTTGCGCTTAGCAACAGAGAAGAACTCCTCGATCTTCTGGTTACCCTTAATATAACCCTTAGCCCGCGCATCATCTGCGGTGATATCAGCAATCGTGGAACTGATATTAGCAAACGGAGTATGAGTTGTAGAGCCAAGGACGTCGGTTACCCAACCCATCTGGCGAGAAATAAACTGCGGGGAAGAAGTAACAGACTTCGCGTCGGGGAACAGAATATCAATATTCGTAATGCCGTAGGTAGCGGCGTGCCTAATAACAGACTTCTTAAAAGAACCAAAGATAGGAATATCATTCATTGAATCTGCAAACAGGCAGCCCATATCAGAATGACTAAGGGTGGCACCACCATCGGTATCGTTGGTATCAAAAACGTTATGAGAAAGGTTGTTGTTCATATCATTATCCTCATCCATATCGGAATGCTTAACATTTTGGTCATCGGGCGCGGCATCTCCGGAGTCATCCTCCCCAAGCGCTTGCTTCACAGCAGTTCCAACAAGAAAATCGCAAACTGCCTTCTGATCATCGGTCATAGAATCGTAAACCTCGCCGACAGTCTTTCCATCTGACGCATCAGATGCCGGAGCCGCCGTCTTATTAGTAGTATCACTCATTGCCATATCTCCTTGCTTGTCTGATTCGCCAGAAATATCTTCTGCATTCGGAGTTGAAGCATGGTTGGTGTTATCGTCATGCCCATTATCCGAATGTTCAAGATCATTGTTCATAATTCCACAATCACAATACAGAACAGCTTCCTCTTGGGATTCCTCAAGAGAACCGTCACTGTGTTCGATTGTGACATTATCAATCATTGCACCGGGATTGGCCCCGGCAAGAACAAGACTAACTTCCTTGATGTCTCCATGCATAACATTACTGCCGCTTTGGGTTAGGTGATTTGCATAGATAGAAAGGGAATTAATATCACCATTCTTAACCAAAGACCTTGCTGTAAGACCAAGATCCGTATCATTCAAATCACAGTAAGCATAGACACCATCTGCTCGATTTTCGAGTTGTGCGTGACCAAGAACATTAGAAGGATCGTTATGCATATGGTTCCATACAAGGGGAACTCGCTTGCCATCGCAATCCTTAAACGCGTCGCGCATGATAACTCGACCGTCGCTGCATCTAAGATTGTTCTTAGTTGCATACCCGCCAAAATCATGCTTGGTTGTCATCTATATTACCTCCTTGTGTATCGTCGTTACTGTCCTCGTAATTATAGTAGTATCCACCCCCACTATCATTTTGAATTCCAGAAGAAGGTTGGGCAATATTAGGATTCTGAAGCTGATCTGCCTTTGGGTCGTCACTCGGCTTGAATCCAATAATTCCCCTAAATTCATTGGCAGATAGGATTTGATTCCTGATAAACTTATCAGCAATGTTTGCCAAATCTGCCGCTGGAACCAAACTAAAGGTGTCTCCGAAATACATTATTGATTGATTCTGAGCTCTTGATGTCTTCGATAGGAACTTTCTAGACATGGCTTCGGTTATAGCCTTAACAAGAGGAAGTGTAATTCTTTGATAGTAATTCTTCATTACCGCTTCGCTTGCCGTTCCCTGAAGAATGTCTGTAGTAATTCCAAGTTGAGTATACAGTTGAGTCGTTAGATACTCTACCTGATCAAGGAGCTGGTTGTCTGCTGGTCTATTAAGCTGAGTTATCTTCTCGGCTGCATCGATGTATCCAATGCCATACTTTGAATCCTGCATCTGCTGTTCGAGCCTCAGCTTTCGCTTCTCAGCCGCAGCTTCTCTTTGCTCAGATTTAATAGTGTATGGAAGCTGAACAATTATATCAAGTTTTCCGGATCCACTTTGGGTATCAATTGCATCAAGAAGATTCAACTTACGAATAAGTCGTTGAAGCGTTGAGTTTTGAGCATTCATAATATTGTAAAATGGGTTTTCAGCAATGGCTACCATTTTCTTTGGAAGTACTATCTCCTGTTTATGCCCAACTTTTTGATTATACAGACTAAGTCTAACAGTCTCTGGTTGCCAAGTAATAATATTGGCAACTCTAAGCGTCTCGACATCCCACGAATCGCTTAGCATAGGGTCTTTACCTGTAGTATCAACCGGAACAATTGCGACAGACCCTGTATCAATCATAGAAAGAATGGCGTCTAATATTAGTTCTCTACCAGTCTGATCTAGATTTGCTTCTTGAGTAAGTGCGTAATTTAGCCCATCATTAATGGTTGACGAGTACTGACCATTGTCGTCTGTACGGACATGTTCTATCTTAACACTGGCCGCATCTACAGCCATACGATTATAAATCGTATTTACAATAGATTTTTCGCTTCCGGGAAGCATTCGATATTTATCTTCTCGATAGCCATATCCGCCAACATCTCTATAAACATATTCTGCCATAGAATTACCATCTGGATTATTAAACGCATTCCAAGCACTCTTAATTCTAGTTTTAACTCCCAATTCTTCATCACCTACCTTTCAAAGAAATATAGAAGTTACTTAGATTTTGATGTTACTTTTCCGTTCTCGAGAACCTTTACATGATACGCAGAACCAATAGATCCAAGAGCAGTACCAGCAAGGCCGCCAATACCAAGAACTTTTCCTACTTCGTCCCCACCAAGTAGTGATCCAGCACTATACATAACCGAGGAAAGAGCAACTCCATATACAGCGCCAATTATCGTCCCGACCTTTGCGGATTTAACTTCAAAATCCTTTGCATCTTTTGAATTAAATGTATATTCTCCAACTTCATTAACAGAAGTTTTATATCTCTTTGCGTTTCTTGCCAAATCAGCATATGATTTCTTTGTGTTCTTTTTTTTAGAAGAAATTTCTTGCTTTCTATGCCCCCAACGCATTCCTAAAATACCATGATGCTCGAGTGTTGGATTTGAATTACTCATGTATGGTTCTAGAATATCAGACATTAGACGCCTCCTTCTTCTTGTTCTTTGCCACGTACTTATTAGTGACCCCAAGTTTTATTCCGGCACCAACAGCAGTATATGTAGCAATAGAAGGAATTGTCATCTTTGTGTATGCCGCAACAGCTGCTTTTGTTGCCTCACTATCGGATATTTCTTTTACATCCTGTAGTTGCACCTTTGCTGGATTAATGACAATTATAGGACTATTTGCACTATACGACCCAACTTCATCGTTAATATCTCTTACCGCATCGTACCCGGACTCGCGCATCTTATCATAGAATATGGTTCTTCTTTTATCAGCTATAGAATTATGTAGCACCAAAGATCTGTTAAAATCGTTATATGTAGCTTTTATCTTGCGAGGATCTGACGATCCATCATAATTTTTTATTCCTTTAAAATTATACATACGCCCAACATCATTCACGGATTCTGCAAAACCTTTGTCTGACTTGTACAGATCAGAAAATACTTTTTCTGCAGAATTATGAGATGCTACTTTTAGTCCCGTAGCTTTTATCTGCATTTTATATACGTTTTTTGAATACTCTTTTAATTGATGAGAGTAAAGACCAACGTATTTTTGCTTATCCCCATGGTTCGTAGCAGCATAGAATGGTTGATTAAGTAATTCGGAAACTTTACTAATATTTTCCTGCTTTCCTTCGTCGCCAACAACTCTCTGTAGCATTACATTCATTGTCTTATCAGATATACGATTCTTTACAGAATTATGAAACTTATATGCAGCAACTCCTAGGGCAACTCCACCAGCAACAAGAAGAACTTTCTCTGCAGTAATTCTTTTCTTTGCAATAATCTTTGCGTTCCTTTTGCTTAGTCCATTTTCTTCTGCTCTTTTTTGTATGTTGGCTTGGTGATTTGCAAATGGATCTATCTTTCTATGACCCCAACGCATTCCTAAAATACCATGATGAGCCAAATACGAATCTGTTACATTACTCATTCAAAGCCCTCCTGGTTTCTCTTATATGCAACATACGCATCCATTAGCGCTGACACATTATCAATTTTTTGATCTTTACGTTGCTTATATAGTTTTCTATTACCATTATTATCAACACTAGTAATGGCATTGCCCATAGTAAAGCTCATCAACTCTTGATCAAATATGAGAAGTCGTTGTTCTGCTAGTTTCTTTAGTTCGCCAAGAGGAACAGATTCGGTCTTTGACCCTTGAATAACTTTTTCAATACCAAAGGGTCCGTTTTCGGTTGCCCATCTCTCTACAAACTCTTTGGCATTATATGGATCGTAGCCAAAAGATCTAACATCATACTGACTATCAATTATATACTGATCTAGATCCTCGTATACTTTCATCATGTCAAGAATTGTTCCATCCATAACAATAAGACTTCCCTCTTTTGCAAACTCATCATACTTCTGATGCATTGCTCCAGGAAGTTTATCAACAGTATACGATGTTACATAACTTCTAGTCTTAACTCCAAACCTATCTCCAGAAAGAGGGAACAAAAATGTGAACGCACAGAAGTCATCTCCTTGAGACATGTCCGCCCCCATAGAACATGGAAGTTGCCAGAAGTCTCTCTTCTGATGAGGAATAATCTCATCATAAGTAAAGAAATATGTATACCCCTCCATTGGAATACCAAATCTCTTTGCAAGGATATCGTTTCTTGCGGCGGGGGCCTTCTCTGCTCGCTCAACCTCAAGTTGATATGTTTCATAAGAAACCGTTTTACCAATGTTTGGTTGGGCCTTTATCCACATCTCTGGATTATTTACCTCTTCAATACTATCAAGTTTGTAATACCATATAGATACGTGAGGGTTTATGTATTCGCCCTTTAGAATTGACTCCAACTCCATTTTGACTGTATCACCAACAGCATTACGAACAGTTCCCTCAGAACTCATTGCAATAATCAAATAGTCATCGAGTTTAGACGCGCCTTGCTCTATTGCTCCGATAACATCTTCTCGAACGTCTCCAGAAAGCCACTCATCCACGGTACTATACTTTGGGCGAGCGCCTTGGAGCTTATCGATACTCATGGCCCGTACTTCAAGAAGAGATCCCGTAATAAAGTTCTCTATACCTCGTTTTGTAGAGGCTAGTTTTGCCCTCATTGCCGGATTTGAAGTATTTCTGATAGACCCTTCGGTAAGAAACTTAAATAACGGACCACGAGCCTTAATTATCGCGGTCTTTATTGGAAACAACAATTCGTCTGCTTGTTTCATCGTTGGAGCAGTAGTTATTTGTTGCGTAGTTTCTGTGTCTACATTCAGACCATAACTTTGTATACATGAACCATACATTGATTTAGCGCCACCACGAGCAACTATCAAATATTGCTTATTTATAAGCCTTTTCAGAAGTCGCTTTGTAATGTAATGCCCACCATGATTGTCTTTATCCGGTTCATATACACTACGTTCTACAAAATACCACCAACCAAATACTTCTTCGCCCCAAAGTTTGAATGTGGGAAGGAGATTCATGTCGGAACCGTCGGTAAGGGTAAGTTCTGACTCGCAATAGTCTATCCAACCTTCAACTTTCTCATCATCATAGTAAATTCCAGGGTTTGCTATGAGATCGTCAATGCGATTCATCTCTTGCGAGATTTCTTTATTGACAGGAATATCGCCTCTAATAACAGCGTCCCGAAATTCGCCATAGTACTTTGGAGTTGCTGTATTAGACAGCGACATAAATATCACCTACCTTTAAAAGAAATATATAAGTTACTTAGCAGCAAGCGCTTCCCTATTTGCTTTTCTATACTCTCTAAATCCAGTATTTATAGCATTCATCTGAGCGCTCATCCCTGCTCCTGCAACAATTATACCCGTTATATTATGTCCACTCTTAAACATAGGAGTTGCAACAGCAGACGAAAGAAGTCCTGCTCCTGCAAAAGTAAGCACCGCCTTTGCTACCGCGTGACCCTTTTTAAGACCAGTTGTATATGAATTGTTACCGGAAATACTTTTATTACTAGTAGACTTACGACCTCTTGTATTTCCCGAAGAAAATACTTGCTTTCTATGCCCCCAATGCATTCCTAAAATACCATGATGCTCGAGTGTTGGATTTGAATTACTCATGTATGGTTCTAGAATATCAGACATTAGATACCTCCCGCTGCTTTTTGAGCCTCTTTAAACGCAGTATGAAGAACTTTTCCACCATTTTTATTGCGAATAGTCTTAACAATTGGAGCACCAATCGCGACAATCCCAACAACCGCTTCAGCAAGACTCTTTATACTCTTTGCATCACTGGAAGTATCTTTAAGTTGCTTACTCGTTGATTTCTTTCCAGATTTCTCTTCCGTCAACTTAATATACTGAGTCTCTTGCTGAAGTCTACGAACAGCTTTATTAAGTTCATCATCAGACATTTTTTCTGCACGATTCTTTGCTTCTTCTCGTGAACTTACTTTCTTTTTTTTCTTAGACTTACTTACAGAAGACGTCTTGTCTTTTCTATGCCCCCAACGCATTCCTAAAATACCATGATGCTCGAGTGTTGGATTTGAATTACTCATGTATGGTTCTAGAATATCAGACATTAGATGCCTCCTAACTATACCTTCGGTTTGGATCGAGCCCGTGAGCATGCATGTGCGCTGATACTGCAATATCTCCGCCAAGCAAAGAAGCAGTAGTTGCGGCACCAGTCGCTATAATGCCCTTTATTGCGGGACTCTTAAGAGCTTCCATCGCCGGATTAAGTACTGCGTCTATCTGGCCAATCCTTTTAACCGTCTGTTCTGCATTGGTATAATTAACTCCAAGAATTTTATGAATAAACACTCGCCCTTCTATGGAAGTTCCAAACTTTTGGGCTGCCGATAGTGCGATATATGCTCCAACTGCAGTTCCTACACCAACCGCTACTTTTCCGCCTTGACGAAAGTATTTATTCTTAGAAATAACATGGTCTCTATGGGTCTTCTCTTTAGACCGAGCTGTAGAAACATTGTATCCGTTAGAAATACTTTTGTTAATACGCTTTGCTCCGCCATTGCCGTAGATAATCTTATCCCTATTGTATTGCTCGTTAGAATAATTATCGGCCAACTTGGATGTTTTGTCTTTTCTATGGCCCCAATGCATTCCTAAAATACCATGATGCTCGAGTGTTGGATTTGAATTACTCATGTATGGTTCTAGAATATCAGACATTAGATGCCTCCTTAAATATCATTGGAATCAGAAGTTACCGTTGGAGTCGGAACATCTGGATCGCACGTAATATAAAGTTCGTATTCAAGTTTCGAAATTTGAGTCTGTTTTGCGGTTAGAACAAACGAACTTGATGGCGGATCAAACAACAACTGAACGTTCAAAAATACATATAGAGAAACTTCATTGATGTGAGTGTTTGTTCCTAAAAATGAAGACCACTTATCGCTCGATGAAGAAATTTCAAACGGTTCGGATGGACCAACCCCAAGCGAATAGAGTTGCGAGAATACACCATTAATTAGAGTAATCAATTCATCATCAAATATTGTATAAGAATCAACAATCCCAAGGTACTTCTTTGTTGATGATAGAATACTAGTGTCTGCTAACATGTTCCCCCCTTCCATGGGCAGGTATCATTTGCGAATCGCTCAATCGGTTCTTTATGAAGAAGATTTACATCGCCATAGGTTATGGCTTGATGTGTATCAAAGCTAACCGTTATAAGATTGTTAGGATCAACGAGTTTCGAAGAATGATTTATAAGATCTTCTTTTGTTAAAGGATTAAGATGATGAACCATTAGTTTTCCAAAAATGGTAAGCCCTGGTATTCCAAGATCACAACCATCGTCTCTAATAATTATTTGATTGCGAACTTTCTTCCACAAAGTAGAAGTGTAAAATGCTTGATTCAATTGGCGCATATAGCCAAACAGATCAGCGCCTATAACACCGTCAAGTTTCAAATATTTAAATCGTTCATCAAAGGTTTTGAGTTGACTAAGTTCGTCGTATGTCCGCGTCATCAAACTCAACTCCTCTTGAGTTTCCACTATAAGAGGCCATGGCTTTTGTTGCTGCCATATATAGTTCCTTAATCTCATCAGCGTTCTTGAGCGACTGTTTCTTTGCGGCATCGAGTTCTGTCTTCTGTTGAATTGCTTTCTGTTCAATTTTCTCTCTAGATGATCCAAGTTTCAAGTAATGTGTAATAACTTGTGCAGAGGCAGTGCCGTTTCTAAGTTGTTCTTCTGCCAAATCAGTTGCCAAAGCTATAAGCTGTTTCTCTCTAGCTTCTGGAGTCTTTGCTGGTGGTCTCTGACCTTTTGGCACTGATACTTTTGGTGTAGTTTTAATCCTTGCCACGACACTTTCACCCTCTTTCAGATATGAACGCTAGACTTCTCTAGTAGACGTAGAGAGTTTTCATACACTTATGAAAGGAGTAAAAGTAAGTGATAAGCACTCTCTGCGCCTATGAGAAAAGTCTAGAGACAAAAAATACAAGATCAGTTGGTTACAACGAAATCTCCGGAAAGTTTTACCTGAAAAAGTTTCCAGGAATTAACCCTCCGGAGATTTTTTGAAGA